TTATCTCTTTTTTCTTTACTAGATTTAGATGTAAGTAAATCAGCATAATCTACTATAATTAAATCCGGTTCAATATTTTGTTGAATACATTTTTCTAAATGTGCATGTATTGTATTTACTGTAGCCTGTCCTGCAGGATATTCTCTAATATATAAACCACCTCTTAAATTATCTAATCTATTTTTTACTTGGTCTTTATTTTCCATAATATCTCCTACAGGTATTTCTGTAAAACAAGCATCATATCTTCTACCTACATACTTTTCACTTAATTCTAAAGTATAATGTATTACAGTAAATCCTAATTTTACGGCTTGTGCTCCTAAGGAAATTAGAGCCCAAGATTTACCACCACCAGGTCCTCCTGCTATTAATCCTAAATCCCCTTGTCCTAAACCGCCACATAATAATTTATTAATAAGTGGCCAAGGTGTTTCTATAACACTTCTTGCCTCATCTCTAAATCTATCTTCTAATTCGGTTATATATTCATGACCAATATCCCTTTCTGTTCCCGCTTTTAACGCTTTATCTATTAAACTTCTAATATCATCATAATCTCCTAATTCTAATAAATCAACGGATTTCATTAAAGCACCTTTTAATGTTTGATTTTTACAAAAATCTAAAAATGTATCCTTAACAAATCCCAAATCAGTAGCCTTTGAAGCTTTATAAGCCTGTTTTAGTAAATCTTTTACAGCTACATTTTGTAATTCTCTATTTAGTCTTTCAAGTTCTACCTTAAACACTTCCATTGTAGGAACTGTTTTATATTCATTATAATATTTAAGAGTTTTACGTATAATCCATTTACCAGCATCATTATCAAAATAATCAGGAGAGACTATATCTGCAATTTGTTGTAGGAAATCCCTATCGGTTATTAGTATACCAATAGCCTTAGTTTGAAATGAATGTCCATATTGAGTTAATTTACTCATGTGTTTGTTTTGCAAATGTATTTAGTTTAACAAAATGCTCCTTTAACCATAAATCAGGTATTTGTATAGCATTACCTAATTGATCGTCATTATACATTATAATAAAATCATTTCGGGAAAGCAAATTAATTGGTGCTTCTATTAGTCTACTTATTTGTAATTTTAACTCCCCAGATATAGGAGGATTTTTTAAATCCATTAACTCTTCGTTTAATCTAAGTTGAGTTTCCGACTCAACAATTCTTTTATGCATAGACTCCTCTCCTTTACCTGCATATTCCAGAATGAAATCAAGATCAAGGGTATTTTGAGAAAGTAAATCTGGTAATATTTTAGGTAATTTTTTAGGTCCTAATCCTTTAACACCAGGGATGTTATCAGACTTATCACCCATTAAAGTTTTATACATTAAAAAATTGTGAGCCGGTACTCTATAATCGTCCATAACCATTCTAGGAGTATAAAATTTCTTTTTTGTAGGACTCCAAACTGTAATTCTATCATTAACTAGTTGTAAAAAATCCTGATCAGAAGACATTATAGTAACTTCCTTATCTAATAATTTATGAGCTATATAGGCAATAGCATCATCAGCCTCTATTTTATCTATTGAAATAACGTTTATAGGGAGAAAATCTAAATAATCAAGTAATCTTGAAAATTGTATTTTCATCGCTTCCTTTTCTTCTACAGCATTTTTAAAAGCATCCCATCTAGTAATTCTTTTACCCGGTTTTCTTTGTGATTTATAATCAGGTAGTATTTTTCTTCTACGCTGAGAACCACCTGCACCATCATAAACTATAATTACTCTTGTAGGATTTACTTCTCTAATAGCATAAGATAATGATCTTAAAAACCCAACTAAGCCCCCTACGGGTACACCATTATCATTTAAAGTACCATTTACTGCAAATACTCTTAAATACAGATTTAAGCCATCTACAATTAATACTCTGTCATTTACAGATAGAGAGTCTCCCTTTTGTACGTTATCTAATAGACTAAATATGTCGCTCATTATAATCCTGATTCATCAATTTCAATGTCAGGATCCATTTCTTGTGCATCTTCATGTTGATATTTCATAACATAAGCATCACAAGTATCTCTATACATAGCTTCTTTAATTTCAGGTCTTTCTATACATAATTTTTCTAAGTCTTTACCTGAAAAATTAAGCATTTCACCTGTTTCAGTATCTGTGTATTTACAAATAGGACCTGATTGTTTAACTACTTTATAGTTTTTCATTAACTTTAACCATCCACCATAATCATCTATACCTTGTCTATAAAAGACATTATATCTAATTTTACGGTTTGGTGGTCCCATTCTATTTTTTACAACAATTGCTTCAACCTCTGAACCTACAACTTCATCTACTCCATTGATTTTTTCTTTAAGTTTTCCAACTTGCTTTAATCTTAATCTAACTGATGCATGGAATTGTAAAGCTTTACCTCCTGAAGTAGTGTATTGATCAGCAAATGGCATTGCGCCCATTTTTTGTCTTAATTGATTAGTAAATACTAAAAGTATTTTTTCTTTACCAATTAAATTAGTAATTTTACGCATTGCTTTAGATAAGATAATTGCTTTTTGAGTTGCATAACCATCTTTTTCAAAATCAGCTGCTGATTCAATTTTAGTAGTAGCTGCTGCTACTGAGTCAACTACAATAGTTACAAGTTTATCTGGATTTTTTTCTCTAACTTTAAGGATTACATTTTCAATTGCATCCATAATGTCTTCAACTGTTTCAAGAGGTAAATATACCATCTTTTCTACATCAACCCCTATTGCTTGTAAAAATTGAGAGTTTAATGATGATTCAGTATCAATATATACTGCAACACCATCTTTTTTCTGTGTGTTTGCTATAACGTGAGATGCTAACAAGGATTTACCACTTTGTTCTAGACCAGTGATTTCAACGATTTTTGAAACAGGAAGGCCTCCGTTGGGGCGATTTGAGATGGCCAGGTCTAATACTGTAGAACCTGTGGAGACCCAATCGTTAACGTCTGTAGGTGAATCTTCACTACCATCTAGAAAATAAGCTACTCTATGATGAGTTTTATTAAACTTCTTGTTCAAAGAGTCCGCGATAATCCCTGTTAGTTCATCTCTATTATTGTCTTCTTTTTTTCTTGCCATTAGTCAAATAATTCATCAAGTTTACTATCTATATCTTTTTTCATCTTCGAAGGTGCTTCTTTTACTTCAGTTTCTTTACCACCATCTTCTTCAGATGGTTTTAAATAGCTTTGTAATTCACCTTTCATTTCCTCAAAAGTGTACTTTTTAAATAAAGTAACTAAATCCTTTTGATCATCTAAAAGCGATTGAGCTTTTTCTGCATTTTCAGATAATGGTGTTTGATTAGGTTTAACACGTACAGTTGTAGTATTAAACATCTTACCAGTTTCAGCTGCTGGAATTACTTCTACAGTAACATCTCTACCATTTTGTATAGCAGTAATATCACCATAATCTTCATCAGCCATAACACCTAATAGTTCTTGATAAACCATTTTACCAAATTCCCAAAATCTAACTCCTTTATCCTCTTCTCCTCTAACTACTACAGGAGCAAAAATACGAAGTTTAGGGTATAATTTTTTAGCTAATTCCATATTTTCTTTATCACCTGACTTTCTTAATTGATTAGCAAATTCCATAATTGGATCTGATTCATCAAAATTAGTCAAAGCAATCATTCTTGGTTTACCTATACCAAAGTAAAAGTATAACTCAATGAATGGAAAATCTTTATTATGTGCATAAGGCACTAATCTTACTTGGGATTTTTCTCCCACTGGCGGTCTCCAAAAATTATTTTTATAATCATTTGAACTACCACCCCCTTTATTGTTTAGTCTATCTAAACGATTCTTGATTTCATCTAAATTCATAAATATATTTATTTTAAAATGTTATAATTTCAGTTTATTCCCGTAATAATACGAAATAATTTTTACTAAGCCAAGTTTTTCTACTATAGCTTTATAATTTCTCTAATCTTAGTATCGATTTTATTAAAACCCTCTGTTTGGATAAGTAATATACAATTTTGGTAATCATTCCAATTTATAGTATATGTCTTATCTAAATAACCATTATTTAAACTCTTTATAAGTTCATTAAGCGCGTTAATAGTATATAAAGTGTTAGTTTGTTTTTTCCTATGTACTAAAATTGTATTATCAATAATATTATTAGTACTAGAATTATTCATATCAACATTATATGTAAGCATTATTTTTTCACCATCCAAACTTTCTAATACAAAAATTTTATTT